TCTTGTTTTTGCTTCTGTAATTTTAGTAGCAAATTGGGCCATGACTTGAGCATCAGTTAATAAAACATCACCCATTTTTACTAATTCTGTATTAGTAATATTAACAACAGCTTTCATAAAATCACCGGTCTTAGCTACTTCATCTTTAAGTGCTGAAGCACTAATACCTAAGTTGTCAAGAATTAAAACAGATTTTCTACCAAGACCAGTTACAAAAGAATTTACTAAGTAATCAACAGATTCACCAGTTTGAGCTGCTCTTTTAGTTGCAAATTCTAAACCTGCAGCGAGAGCATCCATTGGTATTTTGAAGTTATCTGCTTTAATAGCTTGTTGCATCAACTCCATTTCTGAAACTGTACCTCTAGTAGCTTTTTTAAGATCTTCTAAAACTTGTTCAGAATTTGCTAGTTTTTTAAAAGCAGCTCTAACACCGTTTACTTGGGAAGCTAGTTTTGCTGCTTCTGTAGCAAATTGTTGTATTCTTCTAAGAGCAAAAGCTCCAGCAACAGCAGCACCTAAACCTTTAAAAGCATTAACTGCTTTTTTATTGAAACTGTCGGTTTGTTTTTGGAAGTTTTTAATATTCTTATTTGCCTCTGCTAAACCTTTCTTAAGTTCAGTAGTTTGAGCATAAAGACGTAAGGCAATATCTGTTAAAATAGTTCCCATAATAAGATGGTTTTATTTATATATTTACTTTATAGAACCCACTTCTTTCAGTGGTTTAACCATATGCATTTTACTGATTCTTTCTAACCAATCTTGTGGTGTTAGACCTTGTGGTTCTTCAACCATTAAATCTTCATCGACATGTCTACTTACTCTATCCCATGGGAATGGTAAATGATCTAATTTGAATTTTTGAAAAGAAGGGTTTCTACCTTTTTTAGGTATAGTTAAATACTGGTAAAACACAACCATTCTAGTTTGTTCCCACCCAGTTTTGTAATCATCGTCTCTAGTATCTTGCCATGCTTTATAACAAAAATGGAACTCTTTCGGTGTTAGACTCCAAAAAAGTTCCATAGAAAGTCCTATTGAACCAACAGCAATACCAAATATTTCGTCAAGGGTTATTTTTTTTTACTCTTACCTTGTGTATTAGAAGGGTCAAAAGAATCTATTAGTATAGTATTAAAATCATTCATCGATTCATCTAGAATCAATTCCATATCAGATCTAGTTAAACTAAAAAGTTTATTTTCAGCTTTGCAACCAGCTTCTATAGCATAATGCAAAAGAATTTCTAGATTAGTAATGTCTTCTTCTAAAGTTTCAATACCTTTACCAGTTTCTTGTTGATACTGTTTTAACGCGTAATAAGACACTCTCAGAGGCCATTTATTACCCTTGTAATTTAAATAATCCATAATGATTCCGTTTTTATTTATATATTATATATATGCGGAATCATTATGGATGTTTTTGTTAAGTTGTTGTTGATTGAGATAATACCCCATCACCAGCAATTTCACCAGAGAATGTTACAGGAGAACCTACCCCACCTTCCATTGAAATAGAAGTTAAGTAACCGGCACCTGACATATAGTGGTTAGAGGATACATCTGGTAAAATGTAAATTGCCACAGAAGCATCACTAGTTACAAGGTTATTAACTAACTCGTCATAACTTAAAGCTCCTGCATCAACAGTTGCAGATTGCATTCTAAGACCAGAGAAAGAAACAGACCAACCATAAAGGTCGGGTACTTGTTGCTTAGCTCCAGAAGCTGTCAAACACGCAATTTCGATCATATCCTTAGTTACGCTGAGAGAAAAATCTGTAGCACATCCTAAAGTAGAACCGTCTATAACGACTGACATTGATTTTGAAAATAATGGTGTTGCCATAATATTTAGTTTTTATTTTTATTTAAGTTTCTATGTAAACACATTCAAATTCTAACGTGTTTGTATATACATTTTTTATTTGATCGAGACCAGCTAAATCGTTTTTAAATCCAATATCTATAATATTACCACTTCCATGGTTGTTAAGATATTGTAATAAACGACCAGTAATCACATCAATTTTAGTATTAGTGTTTCTTTGGATAACCATTATGCTTAAAGCATACGTCATATAAACATTTTTAGAAGTGATACAATCTTCTTGAGCTTGTTTATGAAAATCATATACAACCCATTCATTATATGTATCATCTGCTAACCATTCATCAATCATATTTACGTGGTGAAGACCACCATCGACCATACCATTTAAAGAAGAATCAGCTATCATTACAGCATATATTTCAGTAGTAAAACTCATTTGTTTCTATTTATTCTTTTAGCATATTTTTCGGTAACCTTTACAAGATCTTCACCGTATTGTTTTTGAACATATTTTAATATTCTAGGTGCTTCTCTATTAATTAAAGGTACTAATTTATTTATACCTTTTATTCTACCTCTATAAAGAGATGGGTTAGTATTAGTATATCTATCTTTTGTCCCTTTTTCAATGAAACGTACCCAATATGTTTTAGAAGTAGGTCCAACTAATATAGCATTTGGGTTTCTATAACCCCCTACTTTAGTTGCTCTAATTGCCATGTTGCTAGATATACTACCAGGAAATGGTAAACCTTTCATTTGTCTTTGCAACGGTTTAACTGCTTCTCTATTAGCTTTTTTAAGGATGCTTTGTACAACCCTATCATTACCTATAGTGTTTAATATTTTAAGCAGTTCATCTACCCCTTCTAATTTACCTTGAATACCTTCCATTAATATTGAGTTGCCCTTTCCCAGACAATACATTTTAGTTTCATCCAGTGTCTACGTTCTATAAAATCTATACCTTCTATCTTATAGTAGTTATTATTGTAAATTACTCTACATTTATAATTAATTTCTTCATCAAAACGTATAATAAAGTACTCTAGAGAAAAAGCTAATTGACCTTCCTGTTCGTATCGGGTGGAAGCAATATTGTCAAGTTTTTGTGCCCAAGTTTCCTTAAGAAATACATAAGATTTCTCAGGTGTACCTGTCCTATTGACAGTGGTTGTTTCCTTCTCAATAACTATTTGCTTATTTAGTAAACTAGCTAACATTAGAATTGTATATATCGAAATGAATCTAATAAAGATTCAAATGCTTTATTTCCTCTTATACTACCTATTAAGTATGACTGTCTATCTACATCGTAAAGGTCTCCTATTTTTACTAAGATTGCTTGTTGAATTAAGAAAGGACATTCACCGTCATCAAACCCTGTTTTATAATAAAGCATAATAGGTTGATCTTCGTCTAGGTTAAAAGTAGATGTAAATTCTATCTTTACAGAATTATAATATATTTCAGTACGGTCAACTGTTAAGCTAGAACCGTTTACTGAAGCATCTGTAAAAGATATAAAATTACCTTCATTCAACCTGATACAATCACCAGAAATACCCCATAACGTTTGAACATTAGAAGTTTCTGCTATATCCTTTCCAATATATTGTTCTGCTTTTTGTGTAGCAGCATAAATTAGGTTTTGGATATAATCGTCATCTTCATGCCAATCATCTTCAATTCTCAAATGTCTTTTAGCTTCAGATAAAGAAATAGGCCAAGACACTTTTGTTTTAATAGGTATAGACATCTTGTTATTTATTTTAATAGGGAGAAAGACTTTCTCTCTCCCTTTTATTTATTATCTATTAGATAGATACATCTGCAATCCAACTTGCAAACCTATAGTTTCTGAATCCAGTGTCAGTAAGACCTGAAATAGTAACTTTTACTTTTCCTTCTACGTCGAATTCGTATGGGTTGAGTAATAATTCTAATCCTGGTCCCCATTCTGCAACAACTGCTGCAGCAGCATCCATATAGATTAAGTGGTCTGCATTTGCTAATGAAGTTCCATAAGCAGCTATACCATCAACAGAACCATTCATAACAGCTCCGTCCCAGATAGGTCCATTAACTGAAGCAATTGTAGCGGTTTTCTTAGCGAAAGCAGCAACTGCTGGAGTTGTAATATAAACTGGTCTAACCATATCAAATGGTACGTTAGCTTGTAAGTCAACGAAGTCAGCATAAGCTAAAGTTGACCCAGCGATAGTTGTTGAAGCGTCAACAGCATCGGTTTGTATTTGGTCGAACAAGTCAGCAACCTGAGCTCTATACCAAGCAGCTCTGATATCGTTTATAATTCCGTTCCATATTGCAGGTTGTGAATTAGAAAGTACTTCTTTCGTAACAACATTAT